AGCATTAAAGCCATTGTTTAATACGGCAGCTGCCTTAACTTGCTTGGTATAAGCCATAGCGCGGGCCAAGCCTTTGGTGTAGCGAGCAGACAAGCTGTCGTACAAGTTATCCTCAATCGCCTCTTCAGTGATTGAGAATCCAAGAGCAATGGTCTCGTGGTTATAACGAGCTGTGAAGGCTTCTTGTGCGTTGTCATAAGACAATGCTGTGCCCTCAGCCTTGACTGGAGCAGCAGAGAAACCAGACAATTTGGTCTCTTCTTCAAAGCTACGCTCAGATTTCTCTGTTTCGTAGATTTCTTTGTGCTCTTCGCCGTAACGTGCATACTCCAAACCGAACAAAGCGTTCAAGCCTGGGAGCAGCTCTTTCAATAGTTGTGCGCGTGAAATAGCCATTTATGTGCTCCTTAATTAAACGCCAGTGCCATTAGTCATACCCTGGAAACCTTGGTTCCATACGACTAATGCTTCGGGATAACCTACAAAAGCCACTGAAGAACCAGCAGCCAACGTTACTGCGCTGTTAACAGTCACAGTAGTTCCAGACACTGTAACCACATAAATGTAGTTACCTTGTGCAGAGCCTGTGCCGCTTGGAGCGATCAGTTGCATACCAGGTTGAATAGCTGTATTAGCAGCAGTCAATGTCACAGTTGTGCTTGAACCAGAAGTAGAAGCAGTAGCTGAAACGGTAACGGCTGTGTCTTGTACAACGCCAACAACGCGGAAAGGCAATCCTGATGTAACGCGAGTGTTACCAGAAGTACCAGAGCTAACAACACCACCAGAGATGGCCATTGCGGAATCACCAGTAATGGTGCTACCTGTACCGCCAGTGATAGCGTATACATTGGTGCCAATGAATGTTGGGTTGATGTAGCCGATTGTAGAAGCAGTGTTAGACAAGGAAGTACCTTGAGCAACAACAGCAGCTTTGAACACGGTTCTTGGATCATCAATCACATATCCAACTGCGTAGTTAGATGATGTGCTTGCTGGCCAGTATTGACCGCGAACGATTTGGCTTGAAGAGTTTGTGTACTCTGCGCCAACGAAGATACCTAAAGTACCTGCAACTGCTGTACCGGGTGAGGATGCAGCAGACATGGTAGTGGTAACAATAGTACCACCAGACAACTGAACAATGTCGCCATTGAACAAGTTGGTAGAGTAGCCAGTAGCGATGGGATACATGCGAGTAGAACCAGCATAGGGTAAACCACCAAACTCACTGACCGCTTTAAACCCGTAAGGGGCTGAGACGATTGGGTAAGCCATTTAAGTTTCCTTTGAATTAAGAACTATCAAAATCCAGAACGGCTTGTTGTGGAGGTTCTCTCCGAAAACTTGCGCATCCTTGGATCATTGTCTTTCATGAAACTATTGTCCACTGACTCCATCTGATCTGCTGCTTGCTTGGCGTAATAACGATTGTAGGCTTCCATGTTCTCCGTGGTGTTCTTGCACAGAATCAATCCTTGGATTTCAACGTTGCCTTCGTTATTTCCTTCAATCATCAGCTCGGGATGGTCCGATGCCTTTACTGGTTCCCAGCCATCGCGTCTCATGCGAGACAAACGAGTGGTGTCGGGCTTGCCTAATAAGTGCGTCATTATGTAACGATACACATATCCAGGCTCCGGTATAGGATCCGGCAGGGTGCTCGCAGGTTTATAGTCCTTACGAACTTCCTTGTCACGGGTTTCTAGATCACGAGTTTTTTTAACATCAACCATTTTGTGCCTCCAATTTCTGTTGTTCAAGGTAATATTTCTTGGGATCAAGATTAAACTTCTTCACTAACGCAGCTTGCGTCGGAGTAAGTTGAACCTTTTTCACGCCAGTCGATCTTGACGCAGGAGCAACAACCGTTGAAGGACGCTTTGCGGCAGGTGCCGATTTTTGTTCTGGTTCACCAAATACTTCTGGGAACTTTGAACGGACGCGTGAATCTATCTGTTCATAGTATTCATCGGAACGCGGGTCTACACCCGTATTGACTAGTTTTTGATGCAGCCCTAATGCGTAGCTGGTAACTTCTTCAAACCCATTCGATCCGAACCACTGGTTTTTTGCCTGCCAGCGCAGGGATTTTTCGTCCGGTTGTACAGTTTGAGTCTGTCTAGGTTGACTTTGTACAGGAGTTTGGTCTTCCTGTAAAGGGGTAGCTCGATAATTTTTTAAATTCTCGATCTTCCATTTGGCCTCTGCCAGAGCTTCTTGAGCCGCAATAATGGCATCTGTATCGTAAGCCTCTTGAGCTTCCTTATACATTTTTCTTGCCATTACAAGGTCAGCTTCAGCCTTTTCTCGTGCGGAAGAAACAATGATCTCGCGACCTGTATTAACGTTCTTTTTGAGACTTTTGTTCTCTTCAAGAAGTTGTTGGGTCAGTCTTTCGAGCTCTTGTTTCTCACGCAAAGCCGCTTCAGCCTTACGTCTCTCGTCATGTCTGGCGTGAGTTAATTCTTTAATGCGAGCTTGAACATTCTGTGAATAGTTTGCAATCTCGTCATCTGTGGGGTCGGCAACTTCCTTGTTTAAGGGCTGTTTGCCTTTGTCCCTTTCGGGAGTGTCGTCTACGATTTCAATCTCAATTTCTTCTTCAACCTCTGGAGTTGGAGTTTCATTTTCAATTTCATCGGGAAACTTGAATTGGTCGTTCATGATTTTCCTTTATGCGCGGCTGATTCCGCGAGGGTCCTGGACTACTGCATCGACTTGATCTTCGTTGATTAAACGAAACTCTTTGCCGAAGATTTTGAATCGCGTACCAGAATAAGTGCGAGTTAAGATAAAGTCGCCTGGCTTGCACCAAGGACCAGATGGATAACGAGTCTTATCCGTGTACGCCTCTGGGCCAACTTTCAACACAAACAATACGGTTGTGGCGTGTTGTTCTTGCGCTGCAAATTGGGAGGGTCTAACCAAATCCAAGTCGGTACCGTCAATCTTGTCGGAAATGTCAGGAACTCCGCAAAGAATCTTGTAGCCTGCTGGCTCTGGCAGAACAGTTGCCTTTTCTTCAGGCGTTGCATCCTCTTGTGGGGACTCCACAGGTTGGATGGGCTCAGGCATCGTAACGCCTGGGGGGAGTATCAAATTACTCATCTTCTTCACTTTCTTTAAGCAGGTCAAGTAAATAACGCTCTGCAATGGCTAGACCCGAAATAACACCGCAAAGTTTTTGGTACTCTTCAAAAGAGCGACACGCACCACCAGCCATATCATCGGCGTAGTTGTTCATGTCGGTGCGTATTTTCTCGCGCAATACGCTAGCGAATTGATCTATCATTATTTAGTTGGCTCCTTTGGTTGATTGCGATTGAGGGCAGCTTGCCTCAACGAGTTTGCGCGGTTTTCCGCGTTTTCATGGATTTCCTTCAAAACCTGCATGGAGTTTTGTTGGGCTTCATGATTCATTTGAGCTTTGCTTTTTGCAATGTCAATTCCAGCCTTCAATCCAGCTTGCTGTTCTTGACTTGCTACTCTGTGTTGGTCGCGTCTAATTCCAGCACCCACTTTCATGGATTCGAGCTTTAGATTTCCGCCAACCTTCTCTTGCTCAAGTTGTACTTTTGCCATCGCAACAGCTGATTCAGATGCAGCCTTGGCTTTTGCAAGTTGCTGTTTCTGCGCCGCAAGTTGTGCATCAAGCTGTAATTTCTGCGCTTTGATCTGTACTTCTTGCTGAGCAATTTGCAATTCCTGCTGTTGCATTTGCAATACAGGATCTTGTGCTTGCTGTTGGGCCTGCTGTTGAGCGGCCAATGCCTGGTGTTGCTGGGCTGCCTGCTGAGCGGCTTGGGCCATCATGCCTGACAATGCAGTCTCGAGTTGAGGAGACATCTTTTCGTCTTCGGGAGGCAATGCCATTCCGAGCTGTTCCTCGATATTCTGACGATACAAGAATCCAGCGTGCTCGGCCATGTGAGCCTGAAGAGCCGCCATGATTTGGTTGGCCTGGGGATTTTGTCCAATGATGGCCATGATCATTGGGTCTTGCATCATAGACTGATGGACCGCAATGTGAGCTTGGTGGTTCTGGAACAAAAACGCTTTCAGTGGCTTGCCTTTAAGCGCCGCTTGATTTTCAGATACTGGATCCGTAGGCTTTTGATCATCGGGTAATGGAACCAGTTTTTCTGCATTTTTAATCCCCAAAACATCTAACATGGATCTGTGCAGTTGAGGCAGATCATAGATCTGTGGCGCCATCTGAGCCATCTGAATCACAGCCTGAT